TATATCAGCTGCACCAGAAGTAGCACCACCAGATAAACCGGAAGTCGCTGATGTATTGACTGCTGTAATATCGCCGTCGCCTATAAAACTTGTCCACGCTGATCCGTTATAAAACTGTAAAACATTGGTATCTTTTAAGAAACAAAATTGTCCCTCTATTGGACTTGTTATTTGTGCGTCCCTTGCTGTACTATCTGCAAAAATAGCAACAACTTGTTCCATAAAGTAATCGTTTACGTCTGCTGCTGTTAAAACTTCGCCTGTTGAAAATGTTTTAAATCCGTTTGCCATATTTTTAGTTTATCCTTTCTAATGTATATTTACTAATGTGTGTCATTAATAACCTAGTTTATCTGTGTCTAAAATACCAAATAACGTGTTATCTAGTCTAAAAAATGCTTGTACATCTGCATTAGATAACTGATATGTACTACTAAAAATATCTGGTGTAATGCTATAAGAAACACTATCAATGATTTCTAATGATGATATTTGGCTTGGCGATCCACTACCCGGTGGTGTTAACTCTACTTTTACTACGTCGCCTACATCTCTAGCTAATACTTTGTTTTGATTAGTTACACTAGCTTCGGTTAAATCAACTTGTAAGTTATCAAAACGTATTAAAGCGTCTTTATATTTACCAAGTAAGAAGTTTGCAGCTGCTAACACTTCTGTATCACTATCGTTATATAAACCTGTTCTTGACAATGATCTAACTAAATATTTAAGTTGGCTACCAGTATCTTGTACAGTTTGTGTAGATCCACTTAAACGTTCTAATGAAACAATATTATAAATCTCATTATCGTCATTAATATAATCTACTTTTAAGTAAGGTATATCTGCACCGTCATCACTAAACGTAGCACTAGGTGTACTAGGGAACGTTGTATGGCGTGATTTAAAGGTTAGCTTACCGTCCTTAGCTATAAACAATAGTCCGTTTTCTGACTGTTCTACGGTCTGTAAGACACCTAACGTATTAGCTGATAAACCACTAAGACTTTGCATATTAGATATACCTGTTTCAATATCTCTGTTAGATCCAAATTTAACGTTTGCGTTATCTAAAATATTATTTATTAACGTACCACTATCAGTACTACTAAAACTTGCATTTATTAATTCAGTATTTGCAATTTTCATAAATGCGTCTGACGCTTGAAAGTTAGCAAATGAGTTGTTTGCGTCTGGGTAGCTTAGGTTAATATCAGTTACAAAACCTACAAATAAGTCCTCATAGGTACTTCCACCGTCTGTTGTTGCGTCCACGTGTATTTCTATCATTGGTTCAATACCGGGGTAATAAGGACTTGATGTATTAGTATTTTCGTATTTTCTAGCGTTATTAAGCAACTGTACCGAACACGATCCAGTAATAAAGCTATCTAAGTCCCTTGATCTACCACGATTAATAGTTACGCTTTGTACGTCACTTGTTACATCAGTAAGCGTTGTTGCACCACCTAATTTACCACTATCTAATACACCACGTACTAGATCGTCTAATGTAAATGTATCTGGTGTAAATCCAATGCGAACACGTACTGTTGGTGCTGCCATTATTCTATGGTTAGAACTCTATTTAACGCACCAGAAGTTCTATTGTATTGGCGTAATGCTTCAACTGTTTTTTGTGCAACCTCTTGTGGATTACCTGTATTACCACTTATATTAAAGGTATTATTCATTACAGCTTGTCCGACTTGTTTTTGCATTTGTTGTTGACCTGCAAGTAAACTGCTTACAGTATCTGCCGGGGATTTAACTGCTGGTGCTGTTAGTGAAGCTACTTTTTGTTCTGCTAATCCAAATGATACATTACCAAATTCACGTAATTTAGGTAGATCAATGTTTATACCAATCTTACCTAATACGCCACTAACCTTATCAACAAATCCGTTTATTGTTCTAATAAAGCTGTTCATACTGTTAATAACTCTATTAATCATATTTTCAAAATTTTTAGGTAAATTTTCCAAAAATGGTTTTAAAAATTTATCTACAATTTCTGTAAACTTTTTAAACGCTGGTGCTAATAAATTAAGTAGTAATGTAACAATCGTTATTATTGGTGGTGCTATTGCACTAAATAGTGAACCAACTGCACTTAGAAATGGTGCTACTGCTTTTACAGCTTCAACAAGTTCTGGCCCGATCTCTTGCACTAAATCCATTATTACTGGTAGTAATTGTTCTGCAATAGGTAACAATTCAGCACCCATAGTAACTTTTAGTTCTGTAAGTTGTGCTTTAGCTTCCCTTGATCTGTTAGCAAAACTTTCTTGCGTTCTGTTTAAGTCGCCCTGCTGTACTGTTGTTTTTTCTAATAATAATTCATACGTTGCTAATGCTTTTTCTTGTTTAGTCAATTCACTAGCAGCTGTTTTACCAGTCATAGTGAATGCTTTTTGTTGTACGTCGGCTTCCATTATGGCGATACCGTAGGTTTTCAAACTCTCTCTTTCGCCTAAGAGTGCCTTGGTAAATGCCTGCATAACTGGTTCTGCACCACCTTGTACGTTACTAAATGAAGCTACGTCCCCGGCAAGTGTTGCTAGTTTTTGTGATAAGTCTGCTGATCCGTCTGCTGTAAACTCAATACCTTGTAGAACTGCACCAGATTGTGTAAGTAGTCCCTCTAACTCAAATGCAGCTAAACCTGCTTTGTTTGCAAACTCATCAACGAAACCAGATAGTTTTGGCATTGCTTCGCCAAAGGTAGTTTCAAATGCAGATCGTGCTTCGTTAGCGTCTGAACCTAAATCTACTAATTCTTTACCTAAAGCTGCACCTGCTACCGTTGCAATACCTAAACCTGTACCAATAGCTTTACCGGCTTTACCTGCAAAACTACCTAGACCTTGTAAACGCTTTTGTACTTTTGTTAGATCATCAGTAAATTGTTTCGTTTTACCAATAATTGCTATTGATATTTTTTGTTCTCTTGCCATTACTTAATTGCCTTTACTAATGCGTCAAACATTCTATCGCTGTATGTTTGCATAATATTGTTTTGGTTACGTTCAATAGTTTTACCTGCAACATAACCACTTTTACCTGCTTTATAAAATGTACTATCGCCCTTATCGTATCTACTACCAGTCCATTTTCTATATGGGAACTTAGCACCCGGTCTTGAATATTTTAAATTACCAACTTGTTGTGCTGTTATTGCTCTAGTCTTACCACTTCCACGAACTGGTACGTACTGAAATCTACGACCACGTTCTAGTGATATTGCTGTTGGGTATCTATCACTTGTCTTTACGTTAACCTTTGCTTCTGTTCTAGTACCACTAGCTGTAAAACCCATTGCTGACTTATTAGCCATAGGAACTGGTTGTTTACGTGCTAATGGTCGTATATCTGATAATTGTTCTTTTGCTATCTCTCTATGAAACTTAGATAAAACTTTAAGTACGTCTTTTTGACCATATCGTGCTAGATCTTTTTTCAATTTAATAATCTCGCTATTATCAATAGCTATATCTGTAAATTTTGCTGTTCTAGCCATATTAATTATCGTACTTTTTGTTTATAACTCTTAACAATGCGTCAAACATATCCATATCAAGTTCTAAAACCTCATTTGGACTTATACCTACTTCTAAACTAATTAAAGCTATAAGGTCTATAAATCCAGTTATACTTTTGGGTTATCACTTGCCCCGGATATATCTAAATCATCTACTTGATCTATCCAAGTATCGTAATCATCAGTAACGCCATTAACGTTTTCACCAAGCCACGCCAAATACAATAACCACTCGTACCTTTGTTCTTCTTGTAACCTAGATACTGGTATGTCAAACTTGCGTTCAAATTTAACTATATCGCCGGGTTTAATATTGACTTCTAACTTTGTGCCGTCGTTCATAACGACGATCATATTACCCATTACGAAGTCGCTCGTTGTATTTGTCCGGAAGTGGGGAACGAAACCGACATAGTCGCTAGTTCGCCTACTGCGTTAGCAATCGGTATGTGTTGATTTACAAGCACGTTACCAGAATAACTAGGGTTAGTTGCACTAACTGATCCACTTGTTGGTTTTACAACAAATGATGTTGTACTACCAAGTAATGGGAACAATGTTGCGTCCACTTCCGAAGCTGCGAAATCTTGCTGAAAATCTATTGATAAAGTTCCAGATTTTAAACCACCTGTTCTGGATTGGAACGTGTCCCCCATTGCAGTAGTCATAATTTCATCAGCTGTAATATCTAATGTAACACTTGCTACGTGGTCTGATAAGTCCACGCTGTTTAATGTAACACTAGCGTCTGTTAAAACAAATTTTGCCAATGTGTACTCCTTTCAGTACTAATTGTATATATTATAAATGAATTGTAGTCTTGTTTGTTATTCTGTTTGTTACTTGCCAAAGATTTCTATAAACAATTTTTGTTCATTTGCTTTAAACCATTTGTTTAATTTAGTTTTACAATCATCACACGTATAATACCTTGTATTGGGTAAATATCTTTTTTGTTTATCCCAATATAGTTTTACCCATTGATCGCCACTTGTTGTTAACCTTTGGTCGTTATTATTTGCTACTATTGAATTTGAACAAGTTCTAGTTACTGGTATTGCACCGGAACATTTCCATAGTTTTTGATTTTTTGACATTTTTTAACACTCCTATTATTTTGTCTATTTTAAATTATACCACATTAAGTGGCTTATCTCAAATTGTCTATTCTATGCCGATAGTTGCGTGAATACCAAAACTTGGACTAGTTCCAGATATTGTATACGATAGTCGCCAATAATCATCAGTAACTGCACCTGCAACACTTTGAAAATCTGATCCTATTGCTGTTATATCTGTAAAGGTTATACGATCTGTTGGACTTGTAAAACTAGCGTTGTCATCTGATTGTAATTTAAACGTAACTGTTGGTGTTGATGTACCACTAACGCTATAACAATGTATTGCTACGTATGCTTTTTCAGCTGATGTTAAAGCACCTAATTGATACGCTGCACTATTACCTGTTGCTGTTAGGTCGCTATCTAACGCCACTGTACCTCTTACAACAATATCTGATGATTGTGATTTAGATATTGTAAACGGTGCTAACTCGCCTACTGTACCAAACATTTGATAACTAAATAATGTTGACTTCATAAAGTAAGCTGTGTTACCTACACCTGCGTCTGGTATGGTTGTAACAACTAATTCGTTGCCTATGCTTGTACCAAGTAGTGCGTCTGGTAGGTTTGCCCCGGCTTCATAAAAACCGTCCATTGATAACGTACTATCTTTTAATCCACCTAAAAGTGATCTAAAACCACCACTATTAATTGTGGTTGCGTCTTGTTCTTCTGCTGTAATATCTAGGTTAACGCTAGTTATGTGACTTGATAGATCATAACCACCACTAAACACTTTGCCGTCATTAAAAACATATTTAGCCATTATCTACTTCTTCCCACGCCTCATTAATATCTGGTGTACTTTTATCATCTTTTTTATACGTACCGTCTTTTTTTCTAGCACGTCTTTTTTTAATTGTAGTAGGTTGTATGTGTCCACCTTTAATTAATGACTTAGCAATATTTTCATCATCAATAGTTATAGTGTCGCCCTTGACTTTATCCATAACTTTTTTATTACCAATTATCTTATATTTCGCCATTAGCTACCTTTCGTGTACACTTGTATTTCTAAATTAGCACCTACGCCGTCAACACCGTTTAAATTAACATCAGCTGCGTAATTGCTCATATTTACTACCCTTGCGTCTGTATCGCTTAGACCAAGTGTTTTATTATTATATATTATTTGTCGTATGCTTGATGATCCACTACCTGTAACAAATGCGTCTAATTTATCTTGTGCTGTTCTACTATCTGCACGTTGTACTGCAACTAACATATCAAATGTATAGAGGTCTGTTCCACGTTGCATTGCTAGATCAAACTCTATTGCACTTGGTATAAAGATTGCTACCGGGAAGTTTATAGCGTTATCTGGTACTGTGTCATAACAACGTATGCCACTTATGTTGCCAACAGTTGTTTTTAAACCGTCCCTAATCTCTGATAGTGTAGCCATTACGCCATACCATAAACTGTGCCTTTGCGAAATGGTGCAATCATACGTGTAATTTCTCTGTTTTGTTGTATATTTACTACACCGAAATCGCCGACACCTGCAACGCCCAATGGTGCGTTCCTCATTGCAAACAACTCACTAGCTAACATTAATGTAGCTTGTCTTATTTGCTCTGGCACACTTGCGTAACCCCAGTTAGCTGTAATTTCTGCCCTAGGTCTGTTGCTTGAAAAATCTAATGGCCATTCATTACTACCGTCGGATATTAATTCAATAATGTAGTAAGGATTGCCTGTTATACCACCAACTATGCCGTTTATAGGTAGCACTTGGTAGTAATTACTTGCAACGGTAACTTCATACGTTCCGTCATCATCATCATCATATTTAACAACTAAACCTGTTGTTGTACTTATATCATCTACACGAAGTCTGTATGGATCGTTTGTAAAAAACTTTCTTGCCGAAGCTGATCCGTCTGCGTAGAAGTAACGACCACAAAATGTATCAATCTGCCTACTAGCTGCATTAATTGCGTCGTCTAGTAGATCATTGTCTTGACTATCGTCGTTTGGTATTCCAACAAACGCTTTTAATTCATTTTGAGTACAGTAGCCGTTAGTTATGGACATAGGTTATTTACCTTTTTTTCGGCCTTTACCTGTGCCACCTTTCATTTTTTTACCGTAACTTTTACCTTTTGGCATTGTTACTTTTTCTTTTCTACTTTTTTTTCGGCTTTAGGTTTTGCAGTTTTTGTTTCAACTTTTCCACCTGCTGCTTTAATAGCTTTTTTAACTTCCTCAGCACGTTTTGCCTTTCCGTAGATTTCATAATGCTTTAATTCTTTCTTTAAAGCGTCTATTAAACTTTTTTTATCTTTTGCCATAATGTTCTTTCTAAGGGTTTAGTGTGTCGGTTGCCCGACACACATAAACCAATTTAATTAAAAGGTTGGTGTAACCAATCCTGTTCCAGATATTTCTGAGATACCACTTGGATATCTTCCAGAAGCAAATGCGTTGTATCCATAAACAACCATTTTTGTTGTTAATGATCCAGCGTTTGTTTCTTCAAATTTTAGTTGGAAGATGTTATCTTCAAATAAAATCATATCATCTGTTTTCATAATAAGGATACTATCCTCATTTGTTCCTGTACCCTCGTTTGTAGGTATGTTAGCGTCGGTTATAACTGGAAGTCCTAAAAGATTTCCAACTACGTTACCGTAAGCTGCTGCTTCGCCAACACCTACTGCGTTGTCTGGGTTGTTACCAGCTGGAACTACTAACGGTCTGTTAGAACTGTCAAGTCCTGCTGTAATGAAACCCCAACGTCTTGGGTGCATAACAATAGCTGTTGCCGGTGCAAATCTGTTTGAGTTTACCTCTTGAATTGCGTCGGCTAATTTAGGATAAAGTTCAGCAACAGTTGGACTTGCGTCTGTATATGTTGTTGTATTTATTGATCCTACATTTTTTATTCCTAATGGTTGTCCGGAAGATCCAGAACCATTAATTAATAATGCGTCTAGCTTTGAGTAGTAAGCTGCAACAAGGTCGCCAAAAATGATGTTTTCTAAGCTAAAGCCCGGTTGTCCACCACGCTCTAATGCTTGTCTTGAAACATCTTGTTGACCTGCAACAGTATCAACGTTTACAGTCAATAGTGTATCGTCAATGTTAGTTTCTGATAGGGCT